TTTGCGCAGGCGTAGCTCGGTGATCTCGGTCTCGCCCCGGGTGAGCGGGGTATCCAGGGTGATAGTCGCAGCGATGGCTTGGGTGGTGGCAGCTTTGGTCATGGTGGTGTTCCTAGTGTTGGGTTAAGGGGAAAAGGGGCGGGTTAAATACCCAGGCGCTGGCGGCGGCCTGCCAAACGGTCGACGCCGTTGACCTTGAACACGCCGTTCACCAGGTCGATCTCGATTTTCTCGGTGCCGTCGATGGTGAGCTTGTAGTAGCTGAGCGTGCTGGTGACCTGGTGCTCGGTGTTCTCGCCGGTTTGGGCATCGCCCATATCGATCTCGGTGTGGCGGCCGCGCATGACCACCTCGACCGAGGAGGCGTCGTCGATGTCGTCGCGTTCATAGCTGCCGGTCATGCGCAGCATGTCGGCGTCGATGCGGGCAGTGCCGAAGTTGTCGAACAGACTTTCTACCAGCCCGCCTACCGTCCATTGCACGGTGAGCAGGCCGTCTTGGCCCATATCGATACCCACTGCGCCATCCATGCCGCCGCCGCGCCACTCTTCGATCTTGCGGGTGAGGGTGGGCAAGGTGATCGACTGGACGATGCCCTGCCAGCTTTCGCCGTTGCTGAACAGGTTGAGGTCTTTGAGCTTTTTGGGGAGTGCCATGGAGTCTCTCGCTAGTCAGTTCAGGCGGTGGCCGCGACGCGCTCGGCGAAGTCGGCCAGGTAGGAGTCGGTGATGCGCTGCTGGAAACCGAGGTCTTCCAGCGGCGGTACCGGCGTGTAGTCGTAGTCGATGCGCAGCTTGCCGCCCTTGAGGGAGGTCTGGGTGTTGAGCTCCTCGTTCAGCCAGGCGCTGCCATCGACAATCAGCCCCAGGGTTTTCAGCTCGCGGAACTTGGCGTTCAAGCCTTCGATGATGTCTCGCGCAAGGGAAGCGTGCAGGGGCAAATCCACCGCCCACAGGTGCGCTTCGGCCACGGTGTCGGCGAGGATCTGGGCGGTGCGGGTGTAATTCTCGAACGGGAAGAGGCTTTCTGGCCCGGCGCAGGTGCGCGAGCCCCAGAAGCGATAGCCGTTCTGATTCACTAGCGTGGTGACATCGGCGGCGTTGAGCAGCCCGGTATCGGTGTTGGGGCTCTGCAGATCCCAGAACACGTCTTTGCTGATGCCGGTGACGCCGTTCACCGCCACGTTACTCAGGGTTTTGTGCCAGCCCACGGTTTGGTCGAGTTTGGCGCGCAGGCCGAGGGCGATGGCCACGGGGCTGATATCCAGCGTTTGCGCGTCGTCGGTATCAAACGCCTGCCACTGGGGCCAGATCACCATCAGCTCACGGGCACCGAACTGGTCGCGGTAGGCGGTGACCTCGGTGATGGTCTCGCAGCCGTGGGCATACACGTAACCGAAGGCGCGCAGCTGCTGCAGCACCGCGACCATGGCGGTGGCCACCGGCTGGGTATCCAGGTTAGGCACACCAATAATGCGCGGCGTGACGCCCAGCTTCTGCTTGGCGGTGAGTAGCGCCTGCAGCCCGGTGCGCTGGCCTAGCTCCGTGGTGGTGCCAATCACGTTGGCGGTGGTTTCATCGGCGTCGATGCCTTCATCCACGCGCACCACGACGATGATCGGCTTGGCCTGCTGGCCAATGGCGGTGAGGGTGTCTTTCAGCGTGCCTTGGGTGCCCGCTTTGCCAATGGCGGTATCCACATTGGTGACCAGCGCGGGCTGGTTAAGGGGGAAGGTGGTGGCGTCTGCATCCGGCGCGGTGCAGACCACGCCAATCACGGCGGTGGAGACGGTGCGGATGGTACGCGTGCCGTCGTTGACTTCCGCAACGCGCACGCCGTGGTGGTATTGATCGAGTGCCATGGTGGCTCCTGCGCAGGTTCACTGTTCGAGTAACGAAAAGGGTGAATTCACGCAGGTATCGTGCGGGGGCTAGGTGGAGGGTGGTAGCGGTGCTGGGTGTAAGTGGGGTGGTTTACATGGTGGGTGTGGTAAGGTGCGAGGAAATGACTGCTAAGGGAATGTTGGGATGAATAATTGGGTGAAATTTGCGTTAGTAGGTGGTGTACCTTGCTTGATCTCTTTATCGATTTTTGCACCAGAGACTAGCCACTGGCACTACTCACAATGGAGTGCAGCATGGTTTCAGGCATTAGGATCACTATTAGCTGTAGCTGTTGCACTTTTATATCCAATGGCCAGTAAGTGGAAAAGGCTAAAAAATATGCAAGCAGCTATCGAGAATGAAATGAAGTCGAATGTGGTTATTTTAGAGAATTTAATTGATAAGGGAGCCAGTCAGCCTGTTAATGGAAACATAAGTATTAATGTCGGTCTTCATAACGCCTATGTAAGTAGTTTAGATATAAGGTGCTGGGAGCAGTATGGGTATGAAGTGGCAAGTATTGACTTGGGTGTATATGATGTAATGAGGAGCGTTAATAGGCATATAGATGCTATTGTTAATAATAAAGACGGGCATGAGCTTCTAAGATGCACGGTGCAACGAGGGGAGGCTGAGTCAGCAGTTAAAAAATTTCGAGATAATTACAGTTGAGAGTTTATGTGGTTTTTTAAATTATCGTAAGGGTTTTTGGTATGATTTATTTGATTAAAAAGCATAGTTTTGGGATGTTGGGTTTTGTAGTACTGATAGTGGCGATTCTCGCAGTAGGGGCTTATGCTTGGAATTTTAGGGAGCTGCCTATTTCAAATGACACAGGAAAGTGGGCAGATTTTGCGACCTATCTTTCAGGTACTGTGGGTGTGGCTGCGGTGGTAGCGACATTGATAGCTTTTGTGATTACATTGCGTCAACAACAGAAACTTCTTATCAGCCAAGATGAAATGCTTGAAGAGCAAAGAGAGCAGTTGTCAGTAGCAAAAGAGCAGCTACGTTTGACTGAGAAAGGAAATGATGTTCAGCAAGCATATCTCAATTTAAAAGATGTCTTACCTCTATTGCTTCAGTCTTTTTCAAGAAGTCTTAATGAGGATGTGCATCCTTATGAAAGTGATGTTTTAGGCGATTTTATGATTGAGAGCTATAGCTCTTCAAATGTTTTTTCATGTGGCTCTTTTTATCAGCATCCAAGTAGAGTGATTGTCTTTTTAAATAAAAACCCTGGATGTTGTGATGATTTAAAAAACTATGTAAATAGAGTTTTTGGGCAGTCAGGAAACTTGATTTCATTTTTGATGGATCAGCTAAGTATAGATCAAAAATTATTCGCTTTTGTTGATGCGCAGCTTTCAAATAAGGCAAATGTGGACGGGGAAACCTATTGGTTTTACGTTGAGTGCTTTTTAGCTTTTCTTATTGGTAAAGGCGTTAACGATACTGTGCATAATGCTCACCGTTTGCTTAGGGTAAGTAAAGCAGTTAAGTACAGTCAAGATGAGAGGAAATTAGGGTTTTATGAGCTTGGTAAGCTTTTTGGTGCACGCGAGCAGCCCGCAAATGAGCGGACTGCTGGAGAATCAGACGTTTTTGATATCCCTTAGCGCTTCCTCAAACTTTCCAGCAATATCTATCCCATACAAGGCCTCAGCACTCTCCGCCGCTGCGATCTGTTCGCTGACTTGGCGCTCGGCTTTAAAGCAGCCTTGCACATGCTGCGCCACCGCCTGGGCGATGGGGCGCAGCTCGGCTTCGGTGACGGTGACCCAGCCATCGGCGGCTTTCCAATCAATCGACTCTACAAACGGCATGCTGAGCGATTGATAAGCGCTAGTGAGCTGCGCCTGGCTTTCCCGATCCGTGAGTATGCGAGCGCCGTTGGGTAGCTCGACGCCGCCGGTTTCGATTCGCCAGCGGTGGTCGGCGAGATTGGCGAGCAGTGTCTCGCGAACCTCTTTTAAAGGTCGTTGCCGGTGCTGGTATGCGATATGCAGGACGCCATCGTCAAGCTGCCATGTTGGTGCCAGGCGCTCTGTCAGTCGCTGGTCATACTGCCAACCGGTGACCGTCGCAGGGAAAATCGTCTCCCCCACTTCATGTTCCAAACGTTTCGGCAGCCGTGGATAAAACCGCGGCGAACCGTCAATAATTGCTGCGTGCATGACTATCCTCCGTTAGCTGACAGGTGACCATTGCAAATCGCTAACGTAGTAGCTCGGGGTATATGTCCCGGGAACTAACGTCCAATCGGCAATATTAAGAATCTTCAAAAATGGGTTATATGAACCATATGCTAGGTAATTCCCATCCGGTGAATAGCCAACACCATAACCACCGTTGCTATCCTCATATTCGATAGACCAGTCGCTGATATTGTAAACAGCGAAAGTGCTATTGGTGTGCATGGCTATCTGCGAAGAGTCAGGTGACCATGCTAGCTCCCGCACCATATAGCTGGCACTAAGATCTGGCGTGCCAGAAACAATCGTCCATGTTGCAACATCGATAAGTACAAAGCACTTGTCCTGATCATAGCCGACAGCCAGATACTGTCCGTCCGGCGAGAATTCCAGGCCCTGGACGATAACGGCGAAGGCGGCCATAGGTAGCGCAGGGGTTCCTGAAACAACAGACCAGTCTGATGTGTTTAAAACTGTCAGTCCTGGATCACCCTCATGACCAAACGCTAAATACTGGCCGTCCGGCGACCACGCTAAGCTGTAAATCTCTTCAGCGATCAGAGTGTCTGATGAATAGGCGGTTCTCAGACTTGGGAAATCAGCAGTCTTGATGACCCGGAACTCGCCGACATTATTTACCCCGCTGATATAAGCCAAATACTTCTCGTCAGGCGAAAACTTTATTCCCTGGATGTGATCCATTGCATAGGTGTCATGAAAAACACGCTCCCAGGTCACTGTGTTATAAACCATGACCTGGGAATCTGCGGCTGCACCACGGGTCGCCACGGCAAGAAGCTTGGCAGACGGCGAAAACGCGACGGCCCTTGAATCAAAATTCGGCGGGTACTGGATTGCTGACGTAACGGTTCCGCCCAGCGTGTCATCCACAACCTCTAGGAAGGGCGAATCACTCGACACATAGGCCAGGCCGCCAGCGAAAACGAATGATGCGGCGGTAACGAACGTGATCGCCGGCGACCATTCCGAACTGCCGTATTCGGCGCCGTGATAGCGTACCTTGATCTGGTAGGTGATCTCGCCTGGCTGCAGTACGCCCTTGGGCGGTGTGATGCTGGTCAGGTTCTCGGCATCATTGAGCGATTCCCACACGGTGTTGCCGCTGGCATCGAGCAGCCGCCAATCTGCTGCTACCTGCGTATCGCTGGCACCGTAAACGCTGAAGGCATCGCTCTGGAATGTTGGCTGCTCAACAATGCCCGCTTCGCCGTCCTGCGGCGCGGTGATGCGCGGCTGTCGCACGTAGATCAGCGCGGTGTTGAAGTAGATAACATCCGACCATTCTGACGTTAGCGTTGCGCCTTTGTAGCGCACACGCACATAGTAGCGCGTAGCGCTTTCCAGGCGGATGCCCTGTGCACCGAGATTGATGGCGTTGAGGCTGGCGGTGTCGTCGCCGCTATCGAACACGATGTTTGTAAAGCCGCTATCCGTGGCCACCTGCCATTGGGTGTTGACGTGGCTGTCATACTCATCGGGGTAAGCGAGGAACGACGTCGCTGATAAATCCGGCTCAAAGTCGACCCCGGTCGCGGCGTTGGCCGGGTAAGTGATCTCTGGCGTGGCGATCGCGGCATCGCCCACCGCGACGCGAAACACGGCGCGGACGTTGTCACGGG